TGAATTTAATAGAACTAAACGCAATCAAGAGACATTTGGACAGTCAAGTCAAACAAGTAAATTTGATACAAGTAAATTGCCGACAGTGCAACAACTTCGAGACAGGCATTTGTAAGCAGTTTGGAGCAAAACCACCGCTAGAGTGGATCACCGGCACGGTTGAGTGCGAACATTGGGAGTGGGATCAAATCCCCTTTTGAGGAGACAACATGTTAGAAAAACCACCATATTCAAAAATTAGTTACCCGTTAACGCCTTTGAAAGACTTTAAATGGGAGTCTGGCTCAGATGTGCAAGCCCTTTGGCGTAAGCACGGTTGGACACCGCCTTCTGAAACTATGACTCCACCTCCACCACCCGCAGAAAAGTACATTGAGCCTTTAAGGAGAGTGCGCTGATGATGCCAGCAATTCAAATGGGCCGAGTTGCGCCCGTGCATCAGCTAAAGTTTTGCACCAAATGTCAAGAAAGCAGACCGCCAGAGGGCGGCATTGACATGGGCAAAAAATGGAACTGCCAGCTTTGCTGGGTCAGACGAACAACTGGTAAACACTTGAGACAAAATGCCAAGACCAAAACCACTTGAACCCATTATAGGAAGACAAATCCGAATGTCTGACAGGCATTGGATGATCTTGCAAGAACTTGGCGGCGCTGAATGGCTGCGCAAAGAATTGGATAAAAAAGCCAAGATGCCAGCCAAGTATTACCGCCGTGAATTAGACGCGCCGTCTAAGAAAGAAAGCAATGATTAACAGGCCAGACTTTCAGACATGGAGCCAAGCTAACTTGGCCAAGTTTGCTGACGAATCTTACGCCAAGTTATGTGAGCAAGATGACCGCATCCAGCATCTTCAATGCGATCTGAAGACGGCTATTGAGGCTTACCGAGCGTTAACTAAGGAACAAGGCGCGCTCATCGATGCGCCGGTTCTGAAGTCCCCGTAAGACTTTACCGCCAGCCATGCAGTATTTCAGAAGTTCTTCGGCAGCGCCCGCCATGTCGCCCCGAAGAACTTTTTGGCGCATGGTTGAGCGTTGCAGTGTACCTAGCCCAACATTGAATGAAAACGATACAAGTGCGTCAAACTGTCCTTGAGTAAGAGGCACAGGGCAATAAGTAGCCACGCCTTTCTCAAACCGAGCAAGGTCTGCCCTAAGAATCGCATTTACTTCGTCTTTTGAAAACGATCGGTTATCTTCTTGAGCCAGTTGGAAACCGCCTCTTTGATCAATTGGCATCTTGCCTTGATTTGGGTAAAGAACATGGCCTACTCCTATTGTCCACAGCTTGGCTGGGCACTGGTATGGTTTAAATCGAACACCCTCATGGTGTTTGATCATTTCAATTGTTTTGGGGCTGACGTTCATTTGCCAAATGCTCTGCCGCCAAAGTGAAACGCAATGATGCTGGCAAACAGGGCTTGGGTGTCAGAGTCCCACAGCATTTCGGCCAACTCCACAAATGTAGCACCGCTATGCCAGCCATAGGCAAACAGGCCAACGTCTACAAACAAGAGCAAAAAGAAGAAACCGTAGGTAATGACAGGGCGAACGCTGGCGCGGAGGTTCTTCATCCACTGGCTTGTGCCTTCGTTCAGGCTTGTGTCGTGGGCGTAGATGGCCTGCATTTCGGCCTGCTGCGCCCCAATTAAAACTTGTTGAGTGTTGGCTGCGCTTTCGGTGGCCAGCTGCTCTGACCGAATATGCTCAATGCGCTCTTGCGCCTCAAAGCCTGCCTTGCGCAGTTCTAACTCGCGCTGGATTTGCATCTGCGCCAGCGCCAACTCATGGATTTTGTCAGCACGGTCTTGGAAAAAGTCTAGCAACTTGGGCAAGCCGCCCATTAGAAAGCTGATTAGGGTTGAGAGTAAAGTTAACATTTAGTCCTCCGACATGTCAGTTGCAGCCAAGTTAATACGGGTCTTTAGCGCCGCAATATCTTCTGGCTTATTTTTAAATCCAATGGCTACATACCCCGCAAACTTACCCATGTCGGGGGGAATAGAACCACGGCACATAAACTTTACGCCTTGCTTTGCTCCCCATTCACCCACCTTGCTTGATGGGTTAAATTCTTCGCATAGCACTTCATTGTTTAACATGGCCACCATAGCGGCATTGCGGTCTGCGCTTGCGTTAAACAAAGAAGTTATTGTTCCTTCCATTGCTTTTTCACGGGAGCCGTCAGCGTTTAAGGCTAACACGGTGGTGCGGCTGTTTGTTGTCAAATTAGCTTTGTGAATTAACACAACTAAGCCGTCCACGTCTTTCATTAGGCTACGGGCAGGGACAAGTAAGTTTTCTTGCTTTGCCAATTGTGGCATTTTTTCTTGACTTGTAATAGCGTGAAGAATGACTTGACGGGAGTCCCAAGCAAAGTACCCAGCAAACGCTAAGAACGACAACAAAATAACCGTAAACAACTTAAATGGGTTGTCAACCCATTCAATTAAACCAATTACTTTGCCAAGGGTGCTGTCATCCTTTTTGGTTTCAGCTTTTGGCACAGGCGCTGCTACTTCCATTTTGGGTTTAGGTGTTCTGCGCTTAACGGGCGCTACCTTGGCTGGTGTTTTTTTTGCTGTGACCATGTTTATACCAATCTATCAATGGTGCGTTTTAAATTTGTGATGTCAATGTTTATCGTAATTTGCCGCATCCTGTATTCGTAAATTTCATACTCATATTGGTGGAACTTCTTGACTTGTTGATCCACTTGTACTTGAACCGCCCGTTCAGCGTCTAATCTTTCTACCCGCTTGGCAAAAACTTCTGCCTGCAAATTGACTTGCGGCAGCACCACCGGATACCATTTGTCGAAACTGATCTTCACTTCTTTTCCCGATCAAGCGCGTCTTTGTATCCATGTATTACCTTGGCTCTAAGTTCTGCTGAGTCTGCCGCGCCAGCCCACTCTGACAAGTTGTTCCAAATTACCACATAGTCTTGGGATCGACATTGCTGCGCATTGTTTGTCAGCCACATAGACATCTGTTGATGGCGCTCGGACGGGTTGTGGATTGACCAAGCAATTGACCAAAACTCGCGCACATGACAGCCATTCTTGGCTACGGCTCCAACTAGCCCCAACAGCAGTAACAGAATGAGCCAACGCATTTACCACGCCCAACTCCATGCAATTACATAAAGGCTAAAAATGACAAAGGCCGCTACAAAGACCGCCGCAATAATTGCTTCGGCCCAATCTTTCATTTGTCCACTTTTCCATCTAGCTTGTCAAAAATCTTGCCAAGCATGTCTTTGATATCGCGCATGTCAGTTCGGTAATCATCGCGGGCAACGTAGTTCAGCGGCATGTTGCGCACGTCGCCGTCAAGCCGGTCAATGGCTTGATAGATTCTGTTAAGCGTCCAACCACCAAAAAAGCCTGCCACGGCCACAGAAATGTTAAAAAGCACTTGGTATTCCATTACTTTTTACCCGTTCCACGAATTTCCATGCGGAAAGGTTGGTTTGCCAATGCGTTTTCGTTAGTTTGTTTTGGAGCCAATTGGTTGGGTTGTTTTAGGGCTTCCTGCACTTTGCCAGTTACTTCGCGGGTACGGGCAAATTCAGCAGCTGGTTTAGCGCCTGGAAACCTTATTGACTGCAAAGCCTCAAGGCCACGCAAGACAGCGCCAGAGGTGTTGCTGTAGTTCACAGCGCCAGGCTGTTTAACTAGCACATCTTGAACAGCATCGCGCAAATCCATAATTTCATCGCGCCCTTTTTTGCCAAACATATAAACCAGTTTATCTTCGGCATCAAGTTGATTGACAAGGGTGTTAAGGTTTCTGAAAGACGGTTGATCGCCTTTAGTCAACATGTCTTTCATCTGCTGAATGGTCTGGCCTTTTAACTCTGCATACGCCTGTTCACCTTCTTTGCCGCCCTTTTTAAGCAACTTGGTAACTGTGCGCATTTCTTCCAATGAGCCATCAAGCACCACATACTTAAACACATCATCAAGCGCCACTTGGCGGTCAGCGTAACCGGCCTTTGTGCCAAGCAATTTGTCTACACGTCTAACATCTTCAAACTCTTTGGCCAACTGCGCTCTAGCTGCCCTTGCTTTCTGATACAACTCACCGCCAGCACCTTCACCCATTTGGGTAATGATGTTTTTCATAGGCTTGGCATTTGCTGAGTCTTTGACCGTGCCAATTTGTTGGTAAATGTCTTCAAGCGCTCGAACTGAAATTGCTCCAGTTTTCTGCGGGTCATTCATTCTTAATGATTCAGCTACAGAGTCCAAAATTGGGTCTAATTTTTGACGTTGTGTTGGCGTTTTGGTTTCAATAAAGTCAAGCAAACTTTGATAGGGCACTTGTTGTAATGTTTCGCCAGCCTCATCTGCTGTTTTGTACAACGCTTTGTATGCGTTATATTTTTTGGTGTACTCATCATTAAGTGCTTTGTCAACAATCTTGCCAACAGCGCGCATTTGAGTTGGATCAGCCACTTCAGCGCCTACCTCATTGGTCATGCGCTCAAAGTTTTGCACAATGGCTTTTTGTTGGTTTGCTTTAAAACCACCCATTTGCTCGGCCAATTTAGTTTTGGCTTCTTCAGAAATGCCCGTTACTACACCGCGCCCAACTTCTGCCTCAAATTGTTGTTGTGCCAAGTTTTTAGTGCGTTCACCAGCTGTTGCAGGGATATTAAAACGGTTAAGGCGTTCTTGACGCATTAAGGCTTCATCAGTGCTGGCAGCGCCCATGCCAACCATAGAAGGCGGCTGTTCGCGTGTCATTACATTGGCCAAGGCATTTTGAACTGGCACTGTTGCCTGTCTCACAATAGGACGGGCAAGCGCATTAACTTGCATTGCGCTTGCAGGAGCCAACGCATTCAGCGTTGTCCCAGCTGCACCAAGTGTTGGTGGCAAAGCACTTGTAACTGGTTGCAAGAACTCACCAACAGCACCCAAAGCCTGTCTAGCCGTTTGTGTGCGCGGTTGATACATGACAGACTTGGCAGCTTCTTCGCCTGCGCGAATGCCTTCTTGAGTGCCATATTTGCCACTAGCCAAAGTTCCAGCAACGCCAACAATTGGTGCAATAGCAGCGCCGCCCAATGTAGCGGCAACCGCAAATGGAGTTTCAATTGCACCCATGATGCGGTCACGCATTGATACTTCTGGTTCTTTTTTACCAGTTACAACATTTTCAGCACCCGGTATTGCCGCAGCAGAACCCAACCCAATGGTCTTGTAAAAGTCCATTTTGGGTATTTTTGAATAAAATTTTTCATGCAATGAGTCGGCCAGAGCAAGGTCTGGCACGGCATCATATTCTGGATACTGTGTGCGGAACTCTGCAAGTGTGGCCATTATCTGACTCCAGGTATTGTCAGCCCCAATGGATTGGTTGCCGTTGCGTTGGGTATAGCCCCACCACTACCGCCTGCGGCAGCAGGAGCGCTTCCACCGCCATAATTTTCAATGTATTTTCTACCTTCTTTGGTGGTAGAAATTTTCATACCTTCAACAGCACGTTCTCTAGCAGCTGTTTTTTGTGCAATTACTTTTTCACCTTCACCAACTAAGGGGAAAAACTCTTTAATTGTATTAGCCACCTCAGACGCACCAAAAGCAGCGCCAGAAGTCTTACGCAAATAAGCAGTAGCAAAAGCCAACTGTGCTTGCGCTAATTTTTGTTGAGCCGCATTTGGGCCAACTAAGCCAGTTGGGTCTGCATTAAATGTTGATTGAATAACATTTCCCATGTTTTCACCAACGCCAAATGGAACTAATTGCGCCAATCCGGTCAAAAGGCCAGGCACAACTGCATTTTTAACAGTGCCTGATTTTTCCAACTCTTTAATGGTTTTTTGTGCTTGATTCATTGCACCGCCAAACATGGCTGCATTGCTTTGGGTTTCGGTCATTGCCGTGCCTTTGCCCATCAATGGCGTACCGGCCATGGGAGCCGTTGCTGGCGCAACATTAGTAGCTACTGGTGCGCGAGCGCCAGGCATACCCGTGCCAGCCACTGGCTCTGTTGGTGCAGCTGCTGGAGCAGGGCCACCAAGGGAAACAGGGAATGCTTGCAATGTGCGCTTGTTGACACCCACAATTGAGCCGTCTTCGGCTTCTTTAAGTTCATAACCTGGGTTGGCCTGCTCCCAAGCAAATTTTCGTTGAGCCAATCCAAGTTGACCAGCAGAAGTAGATGCTTGTTTTTCTGCGGTAATGTCGGCAAATGTTTTGCCTTTGGTGTATTCGCTGCCAGGCACAACGGTTGCCTCGCCACCTAGCCCCGCCCTTGAAAGGATGCGTCCAGTAGGGCCAAGATCCTGAGCAAAAGTAACTGGTTTGTTTTGTTTGATGTACTCACTTAAACCTAGCGCAGCTTTGTTTTTCCAATCGGCAAAACCGGCAGGATCAGCAGGGATTGATCGGGCTGCGTCCATGATCGAAACCTTGGTAACAGGAGAGCCTGCCATGTCTGGATCATTTTGTTGGGTTTGAAGCCACTGAAGCGCACCACGTTGATCGTTTACATCACGAAGCGCATCACGATATAAACCGGTTTTTGACACAACCATTTCATTACGGCGCTTGGCTTCTTCGGTTGCAGCTTTACCAATTTCAGTCACACCAGTAGAAAGTTTACGGCCAGTTTCACCAAATTGGGTTGCCAACTTATAACGGGTTTCTGGCTGAGTCAAATCTGGGTTTTCAGCTAAAAAAGTTTGCAAGCCCTTACGCTCTTTTAACGTAAGCGCATTCAACTCGCCCTCTTGGTCAAGTTGCTTAAACTTCATCGCAGTCATCAGCGTGTTGACCGGCGAAAACTGCGCTAAGTCAATTTGCGCAGGCCTTGCGCCAAGAATAATACTAGGGTCGAGTGGCATTTTTAACCTTTCATGAGGTATTTGTTCAGCAACTGATTTTGGTTGTACATGCCATATAAACTGGTGGCTTGTCCTAAAGCATTAGAAAATGCGTTTGCTGAACCAATTTGTCCTGCGGCCGCAGCATTTGCTGCGCCGGTAATTGCATTGATTGTGTTAGTACCTTGATTGCCGTAAATATTG